ATAACTTCGCCAACGTGCGGTGGTATTTGATCAGGGTCGTCCATCAATAGCAAATTAGCGCGAACGCTTTTGTCGATAGAATACTTCTCACCGTTCCACATCAAATCACGAGCGGCAAGGCCAACGCGCTCAAGCACCCACTCACGCATCTTAGGTGAACGAACAGACTTAATTGCGCCGTTGGTTAATTCCACGACGCGAGATTGGATTTCCTCAAGCTCAACACTGGCGTAACGCATCGCGGCGCGACACAGGTCAACGTCCACAAGAACACCAGCGTCGTTAATGCGCTCGTTGACGTGATAGTCTGCAAGCTCATCATCTGTTAGCTGACGCAACGCCGTGGACACTGCCCGCATAGTTCTCACGTCTTGACGACAATACTCGATAAGCTCAGGTAGCAATTTGGTGTTAAATGGCGGAGTGCAACACTGCTTGACTAACATCTTGCCACGATGGTCTTTACGCATCTCACTAGAGATAGCACGTCCAACGTCTTCTAAACTGCCCGGGAGGCAATTTGCCCGTGCTTGCACGGCAGTGCAGTAGAACTGGTCTAACTTAAAGTCTATTTGTAGAACGTACCAAAAGATTAGCCGCTCGAAAGCGGCGTTATGCGCCCGTATCTTACCCGTGTAGTTGCGCACATCGTCAGGAAAAGGTAAGTCTGGTGTCCATGTCTGCACATCACCATCATTGAAGGCGTAGCACATACACAGCACGTCAGTGGATAAGTCTTGCGCGTAATTGTAAACGCCGTGCTTAGGCAGGTCGCATTCGCTTCTTGTTTCAAAATCAATATAAAGTACAGGCATAAAAAAAGCGGCCTTTCAGCCGCCCTCTCCTTATCGGTTATGCGCGTCTGCGGCGAGTGGCAGGCGCATCATCCTCGATGACTTCTTGAGGTGTATCTTCAGTAGCAGGTTCACCGTCTAGGCTAATCCACTCCACAATGTCAAACATCGGCGTGTAGATACGCCCGTAGGCTTTATGCTGATAATGTTCTTTGCCAAGTGATACAACAGCGACCGGTTTAGTTTGGTCTGTTTCTACTTGATTAGCGATATTGACAGCTAACGTTTGCACCGCACGTTTACCACCAACGCTAGTCACTGCGTAACGGACTTCTTCGCCTTTGTCTTCGCCATCGATACATTTAAGAGAGAAACCAACTTGGGTTTCCCAGCCGCGTTTAGCAGCGGTAGGTGCGGGGCCTAACTGCGGTAATGGCTCAGTAACACTAACCATTTTTTCACCTAATACTTCACCCTCACCCCATGCAATAAAACCATGCGTGAAGCTGAACGGATTAACCGCCCACACAGAATCAGTATCAACTTCTGTTTCTGCTGCGCCATACACCCAGTGACCTGTTCTATCCATTTTAAGTATAGATATACCACCAGTCGTTGAACTGTCAGTTTGAATGTTACGAAGTGCGTTGCTGATTGAGTTAACGGCGGGAAGGGATGTGGTGCCAAATACTGTTAAAGAAGTCATTTTAAATTACCTTAAAGTTTAGAAAGGGCATTAGCAAGCTGTTGCCCGATAAGTAAGACAGTTGGACGGGGGTCACTTTCGTGCGCCATCGTACTGCCAGAAGATACCACTGCGACAACATCTTCCGGCAAGGGCAGTTTCAGAACCTTTAATTTCTTCTCTGCTTGCGCCGGCGATACCAATTTGGAATCGTAGATGTCGTCATTTGTTAGACCAAGAGCCAAAAGCGACTCTATTGCTTGTGATTCATTAGTCCATTTTCGTGTACCTCGTTTTGCAACGAGTTTGTAGTTTGGAACAGGTTTACCGGCTTCAAGCATTTGAAACGCTAATGCTCTTAAATCGGTAATCCATTGTTCCAGAATTTCCGCTTGTTGTAAATAGTTTGCAATAGAATATGCATCAATATTTTCTAACTTAGCCTGCAAAGCTCTATCTACTTCACCTGTCATCAAAGGGCAAGTTGGTTTAGCGGCGCACCACTTGCAATGTTTACCGCTCGACAACGGCGCACCAGGTGCAGAAGATAAATCGATAGCTTTCTTGAGTGTTTTCTCAAACTCATTAAGGCGTTTAAAGGTGGTTTTCCAGCGTTTAACAGTCGGCGGCTGAACAATCACAAGCTCAATAGATGCCGCACCGTCAAACACCCAAGCTAGCCCTTTTGTACGCATAGCGGCGGCGGCGTAGAACATAAGCTGCTCGTTTTCTTCAACTTCTACGCTAATTCCGCTACCAAACTTCCAATCTAATATAATGGCGCGATCACCTAATCTGCCAATAAGGTCAACGCTACCAAACACGTCAGGCAAGAAATCACCGTAACTTACTTTAGCTTCAACCATAAACTCCATTGACTTGGTTGGGTCAATTTCGTCAAGCGCGGCTAATGCCGGCTCAATTTTTTCTTTCGCTAGCTCAGGGGTCATATCAATACCCGCATACGACAAGCTGTAAATGTTAAAGTTATCCTCAGTCAACAACTTTTCCATTGCCAAGTGACAAAGCGACCCTTCATCGGCAAACGATGACGACGGCTTAGGTGGCATTTGCTGACACAGCTTAACACTGGCAGGACAAGCGATAACACGTTTAGCGGTACTGCCGCCGGCGATACTTGAATGGCTCATTTTAGTTTCCTCTCGTTTAGTGAGAGCGCAGTATATCAAGAAAAGTTTGCAAAGAAAAGTTTGCAATGATAAACTTTAGCCATGTTAGAAAAAGACGTTGAAAAATATTTAGTAAAGGTCGTCAAAGAAATGGGCGGCAAAACGTATAAGTTCACCTCACCTGCTTGCAGAGGAGTGGCAGATAGAATCGTGTGTCTACCTAATGGCAGCACATGGTTTATTGAACTTAAAACCGCAGGCGGGAAACTGTCACCACTGCAAAAAGTCTTTGCGTCAGATATGGGTTGCCTTAATCAAAAGTACACCTGCCTTTGGAGCAAAGAAGATATTAACATCTGGAGAGACCAAAATGATTTTTTTACAATACCTTGATGAAAGCAACTTAGCGTACCTTATTATGATAGTTTGCTTTTTGGCTATGGCGCGGTTAAATAACAAAACAGCAGACGAAAACATACGGCTAAGAAGAATACTTAAAAACACTGTGTTGGGAGATGATTTATGAATACCGCCGTATTATTATTGACGTTAAAAATATTAACGGTAAACACAATAACAAACGAAAAAGGCAGTCACAGTGCGGAAGACAGAATAACCATTACTACTGGGACGATACACTACGAAACCATGATGGCGTGCCGCAATGGACGTGAAGAGCTTGCAATGGCTTACGGGGCTTATGGAATGGCAAAGTCACCGACAGAAATCGTCAGCGCGGTGTGCATTGATAGAACAATGGGGTCGGTACAATGAGAGATGACAGATTTACATTAGCCGTCGCCTTGATAGGCGTTCTTATTGGCGCAGTCATTAGTGGCGGGGCGTACACGTTTACGCACAAGGGCTACCACGAAATCATCAAGACTAATATTGGTGAGTTTATCTTGCGCGACGGGAAGATTTACACGGTGTACGAGATGCAACGTGACATGATGGGTGTTAAGTAATGCAATTTGAAGATATAGCAGCGTTAGCGTTTTACGCAGGGTTTTTAATTTTATCGGGGGTTTGGATATGTCGATGGTAAAACCAGTAACACCAGTATCACCCGTGCCAACAGCGGTAGAATGTAAGCATGACAGTTGGCGCGTATATGCAAGCCTTGGCTACCGCGAATGTGACCGGTGTAAAGAACAAAGACCTATTTTTAAAGGAGCTTAAAAATGAGCATCACACAGATATTTGCAGGGTTACCACCGTTTTTAAAAGACCGTTTTTGCAGTGAAGTAATTACGCTTGGATTGATTAACGAGTTAAACGAGCAACGCTTTCGTGCTAGATGTAGACGCTTAATACGCCAGCATAACGGCGAAACAAGAAAACTGTACAAAGCACTAAACAACTTAACATCCGATAACAGATTGCATTTTTTCGATATAGTGAGTGGACATGATTAAAGATATTTTGCGTAAGGGTAATCGCCAAGGAATGAAGATGAGAGAAGTTGCCGAAGCGTTAGGACAAAAGCAATCAGAAACTAGCTCAACGATGATTGCGCTAATTAAAGAAGGGGTAGTTACGCGGTCAGATGTTACGGTTGACGGGGCGTATTTGTACAGCTTAGTTAATTATGATAACTGGGCAGAGAACCTTAAACCTGCGGCGGAGGTAAAAGAGTTTGTTGTGCCAGAGCGGTTAGAACACATAGTAAATTCGCCACTGCATTACACCAATGGACCTATTGAGTGTATTGACGCGCTGCGGTCGATGTTGTCGGCAGATGAATATATCGGCTTTTTGCGTGGCAATATTTTTAAATACCAATGGCGGTATAAAAACAAAAACGGCGCAGAAGACTTGCGAAAAGCGCAGTGGTACATGAACAAGCTACAGAAAATAGAGGAAAGATGAACTATTACAACGAATTTAATCCCGATGCCGCAGCGTGGCTGCGTGAACTAATCAAACTAAAACTTATTGCAGATGGTGAAGTAGATGAACGAAGCATTATTGACGTACAAGCCGGCGACCTTAGCGGGTTTACACAGCACCATTTCTTCGCAGGAATCGGTGGCTGGAGTTACGCGCTCAGACTTGCAGGATGGGCAGACGATAGACCTGTCTGCACAGCAAGTCTGCCATGCCAACCATTCAGCGTTGCAGGTTTGCAAAAAGGCGTTGATGACGAACGACATTTGTTACCGCACTTTATCGAACTCGTTAAGCAATGCAATTTCCAAACAATTTTTGGCGAACAAGTACCAAGCGCAATCAAACACGGCTGGCTCGATGATTTATGTACTGAAATGGAGCGAGAAAAGTACGCAGTTGGGGCGATTGTACTCACAGCAAGCGGCGCGGGTGCGCCCCATATCAGACAAAGATTGTACTGGGTGGCCGACAGCATCAACACGGGATCACAAGGGCGGTTATCTGGGTGGCAGGATACGGAACGGAAAGCTATCAACGGACACGCTGGATTTAGCGGCACAGTTGACGGGATGGGCAACAACACAAGCGAGAGACTGGAAGGGAGCGCAAGGCAGAGCATACAAGGGTCAGTCGAT